ATGCCTTCACACCTGAAGCAGTTCGGCGGCCGCTGGTACTATTACCGGCGCGTGCCGAAGCTCTTTTCCGAGGCCGTCGGGAAGGCCTTCGTGAAGATCCCGCTGGGGACCAGCGACAAGCGCGAGGCCGAGCGGCGCAAGGCGGGCGTCGCCGCCGAGGTCGAGGCCTCGTGGCGCGCCAGGCGCGAAGGCAGGACCGACGACGCCGACGCGGCCTATAACGCGGCCGTGGAGCTCGCTCGGCTCGCAGGCTTCCAATACCGCAGCGCGGCCGAGCTCGCGCAAGGATCCTGGGCGGATATCGACAAGCGCCTGCGCCGCGTCGAAGAGAGCGGAATCATGGACGGCCAGACCGCCATGGCTCTTTTGGGCGGCGTCGAGAAGCCCAAGCTTAAGCTCTCCGAGGCACTCGATAAGTTTTTCGACCTTACCCGAGACACGCAACAGCGCTACGCGCCGGACCAGCTGAAGCGCTGGAAAAACCAACGCAAGGCATCGGTCAAGAACTTCATCGCCTGTCTCGAGGAGGACAAGGTAGTCACCGAGATCACGCGGGCGGACGCGCTCGCCTTCCGGGACTGGTACATCGAGCGCGTCGAGGCGGGGGAGATCAAGGGCCACACCGGAAACAAGCAGATGGGCCAGGTGGCCAAGATTCTGCGGACCGTCGCGGAGGCCCTCGAGCTGGAGCTGGGGGAGCCATTCAAAGGGCTCGGCCTGGACGAAAGCGATTCGGAGCAGGGGGTGTCCTTCACCACGAAATGGATCCGGGAGAAGATCCTGCGCGCGGGCGCGCTCGACGGCTTGAACGATCAAGCGCGGGACATGGTGCTGGTGATGGTGGAGGAGGGGATGCGGCCGAGCGAGGTCTGCGGACTGCTCCCGCAGGACATCATCCTCGAGAAGCCGGAGCATTGGCCGGAGGAGGACGTGTTCGTTCCCCACGTGAAGATCCGCGGCGGCAAGGGACGGCGGCTGTTGAAGACGCCTTACTCGCAGCGGGACATGCCGCTGATCGGCTGCGCGCTCGAGGCAATGCAGCGGAACCCGGAAGGCTTCCCGCGCTACCGGAACAGCCCCACGGCGCTGTCGGCCGCGGTCAACAGCTTCTTGGAGGAGAACGGCCTGCTGCCGACCGACAAGCACTCGCTGTACAGTCTGCGGCATTCATTCGCGGACCGGCTTCTAACGGCGAATGCGCCGGATCGAATCGACGCGGATCTCAAGGGCCACAAGTTCCCGCGGCCGAAATACGGAGGTCCGACGCTCGTGCATCGGCACGAATGGCTGCTCAAGATCGCCGTGTCTGTCTAGGGGAAAGTTTCAACCGGGAAAGGGAAAGCAGATGAGCGAATCGACACAGCAGTTCGTGCGCGCCAAAGTGGACGAGTTTCGTCGGAGCGTCGAGGCGAAGCGGAAGGACGAGCGGATGGAGTTCATTCTCCAGGAGCTCGTCGTGCAGCTGATGTATCTAAACGGGGAAGCTGGAGACATTGTCGGCAACCTCGACCTGATCGCCGAGAAGGGGTGACCATGACGCCACTAATCGATGCCATTAGAGAATTGGCAACGTGCGTCGAGGCATCGCGTGTTGGTAACAAGGGGCTGTGTCCTGTTGTCGAGGTCGTGGTGGACTACAGCACCTATCGCGACTTGGAGCGCGCTGTCGCGCGCGAGGCCGAAGAGTCGGCGGGACAACTCTTCTTCTTGCCCCCAGATCGTTTGAAACTCCCCTCGATCGAAGTGTGTGGCGTGACCGTGCGGCCGAAGCTCTAAGCCACCTTCGCGGCCGGCTTCTCCGTGAGGGGAAGCTCGGTCGGTTCGATTGAGAAGGACTCGGCGCCCGGCACGATCTTCAGGCCGCGAATACCCTTGATCTTGGCGGGATCCTTCTTGATCGCGTTGGCGTCGATCTCGGTCTTCACGCGCAGGAAGCGAGCGAGCTTCTTACCCTTCAGCGCTTCGATGATCTTGTCGAGCCTGGTCTTGTCGATTTCGAGCTTGTCGGCGCCCTTGCGCCAGCTGACCTTGCCTGTCGGGAATTCGCCGAACTTGCGCTTGCCGGAATCGGTCAGGGCAGCGCGGTTCGCCGTGCAGTAGGTTTCGACGCCGGCGGCGAGCTCCTCGCGCTTCGTGGTCAGCGGTGCGGCCTTGTCCTCGGCTTCCTTCTTCAGCACGGCGACCTTCGTGTCGAGATCCTTCTGGATCTCGGCGAGATCGCGATCGATGCCGCCGATATCGGCGATCGCCGCGGCGCAGGCGTCGGCATTCTTGATGGGCGTGGGCTTTGTCATGGGATCACCTTTGGCCTGAAATCGTCGTGGGATGGTCCGGAAGGCCGCGCGACGCACCTGGCACCGAGATAGACACGGTCCGGATGGCGCGGGATCCAGCCCGGCATGAAGAAGAACAGGGCGCCTCGGTTGCATTCCTCGACCGTGGACGGTCCCTCGATCGGCTCCGGCGCTTCCGCCCAGCACACGTCGCTGTGCTGCTCGACGAAGTGCTCGACCGCGTTCACGCGGTGCGGGTCGAACGCGTCGAACGGCGCGGAGGGAAGGCACGCGAACACGACGATCGCGATGGCGGTCTTCATGGCGCAGCTCCTGCAGAAAAGGGAGAGGCCTCCCCGCGGGCAACGGAGAGGCCGGGGCACGCGTCAGCGCGCGATGACGTTCTTGAGGTAGTCCCCGAGATTGAAATCGGCCTCGAGCAGGTCGTACTCGGTCATCCGCGCGAGGATCATCTTGACCAGCTTGGACGGATCGCCGCCCGTCGCCCAACTGACGAGCATTGGCGCCTGATCGACGGCGTACTGGATCGCCGTTCGCAGGACCTCATTGGACACGGGGATCTCGAGCCGCTGTCCGAGCGCTGCCCCCTTCACCTGGGCTACAGCCGACAGAACGGCCCGGTTGGCCAACGCTTCGAAATTGTGCTGCAGCTTTTCGCCGTACGCGGCCTTCAGCCAGGCAGGCATGTTGGGGGCGACGAACCAGGTCCAGACGACGCCGATGCCGGTCAGGATCAAGGGCACGGCGGTGTCTACAGCCGCTACGGCCCAATCGCCCCAAGGGACGGTCACGGTGTCGGCCGCCAGGACGGCGGTGGGGAGCAGGCACACGGCGAGAACCGCGAGCAGAATTGAGCGCATGAACTTCTCCTGTTTGTCATGAGTGGCCGGGCCTCCGGCCGAAGGATCCGCCGCCTCGGTGCGGCGAATGGTTAGCGCGGCAAGCGCGCGTCGAGCGCGATGGCGTAGTTGAGCCGGTTGCTCCAGCCGTGCCCGCCCTGCGGGTAGAGGAACGACCAGCCGCGCGGACGCTCGAAGGCGATCGCGCCGATGGCGGCCGAGTAGGGCCACACGGCGCCCTCGAGTAGGTTGGCGGCCGTCTTCTCCGTGGTCTCGAGCTCGTGGACGACGAAGCGCATCTGCGCCTCGAGATCTCGCCAGTCACGTCCGGTCTCGCGGCAGAACTGCAGGAAGGCGGTCCGGCGAGATCCGCGCCATTGCGGGACCCCGATGGACTCGCCGTTGTCGCCGACCGCGGCGGTGTTCAGATCCGGAAAGGCCTCCTGCTGGAAACCGCCGACGAGGCCGATCGCGGCGATGCGGGAGATCCCGAGCGCCCGCAGCATGGCGACGGCCGTGGCGGGCCGATCGCCCGGAACGGGTGCCACAAGCAGAGGATCCAATGGCTCGCCGGTGGGATCCACGATTTCCATCGGGTTCTCCGGCTTTGGTGCCAGGCGATCAGAGACGTCAGCCCGGAGTTTGTCGCCCACGGCGCGCGCGCCCACGATCTCCGCATCGAACGGCAGGCGGGTGATGTCCCATTTGCCGCGCTGGGAGATGTGGAGATTGTCCTCGACCTCAGCATGGGTCAGGACCGTCTTGCGGGTCACGGGGATGCCGTAGCGCTTGCAGAGCTCGGCCACGACCCGGACCATCTTGTCCCACTGGAGTGGCGTCAGCGGGTACTTCCCGGCGTGGAAGGGACGTTCGCGGGCGCCGTGCATACCGCACATGGACACGCCGATCGCCCGGCTGTTGGCGTGGAGGGTGTGGGCCGCGTATCCGGAGCGCAGCGGCGGATCGTTGTCCGCAACGGTCGGGTAGCCGCGTTCGAGGTCGCCGTCGCCCTCGATCAGGAAGTGATAGTGCCGCTTGTCGAAGCTCGTGGCTTCGTGCGCGCCGGCGGTCCAATGGACATGGATTCGCTGCGGGCTTGCGTCTGGCATCCAATCGGGGGGAAGCACGGTGTCGGCCTTCATGAGTGGCTCCAGGCATGAAAAAGCCCGCCTCGAGGGCGGGCTGGGCTTCAGAAATGGCTGTTGGGGTCTAGTCCCTCAAAAATGGCAGTTCAGAGCCGCACAGCGGCCTCAGGACGCGTCTTCTGCGTCCCTGTCTGACTTCGCGTCGTCGGCCGTCCGGTGCCCCATGCGGGCGATTTTGCGCCACCAGAAGACCGCCGTTCCGACGAGGGTCACAAAGCTGGTCAGGACCATGAGGCCCTGGCCGGCGACGCCGAGCCAGCTGCCCACGAACTCCGGATCGATCGCGCCGGCGCTGCCGCCGAGGATTGACCCCGTGGCGCCGGCGGCAATCAGCTTCGTCACGCTCATCTGTTCGGCCGCCTTGTCGAGATTTTGCATCATGGTTTTTGCGCGCTCCGGATTGCGGGCGCGCCTCTGTGCCTGGACGCGGGCCAGCCGGTCAGGGAGCGCCGCCGTCTGGATCTGTCTTGTCATGGTCCTTCTCCGGAGGGCCCGGCTCGACCGGAGTCGTTTCGACCCCGTCTTCTGCGTACTCGTCGCGGACGATCGCGGCCGGGGCCCTCCCGATGAGTTTCGGATCTTCGCGCGGGGCCGCGATGGGCGCGATCCCGCCCGCAGCCTGCAGGATCGGCTTCAGCTGCTCGACGATCTGCATATTCGGCCGGGCCATGCCGTTGTGCAGATCCACGACGCGGTTGTTGACCTCTTGTGTTGCGATCACGGCTGAGCGCACCTCCGCCGCGGTGTTGAGTATGCCCGCGGCCGCGACCAGGTCCGCGCACGCGTAGCCGATCGACTTCAGCTTGCCCTTCTCGTCGTGGCTCTTGACCTTCATCCAAAAGTGGCAGGTCTTGCAGACTTCCGAGCACGGCCTCTGCCAGCGCGGGCAAAACTCGTCGTCCGGCCCGTCCGGTTTTTCGATCTTGGCTTCGGTGACCACGGCTATTCCTTTATGCCCTTGTAGGCGTCGTGGTAGTTCACGCGAATATCCATGTCGTGATCGTGGACACCGCCCGCGCCAGCGTTGTTCGTGCTGGTCGCATCAATGGTCAACTGGCCGACGTCGACGCTCGGCGCCCACCCATTTACGCGACTTATGCCGCCACCGGCATCGCAGGCGGCAAATTCGAACCACGCCGACGCGCCCGTTCCGCTCGAGTTGCGGAAAGGAAGGTACCGATTGCTTTCGCCTTTTATCCTGACGTTGAAGGCGCTCGAGACTATGGGGTGGTCGTGGGTCGCTAGTTGCGACTCGGTGAGCGCATGGCCATCCGTCTTGGTTCTTGCAAAGACGGTCGAAAAACTCGATTGATCGGTGCGGGAACCGGGCGACCCGGTCGTTAGACGCAGAGCCGTGTCGTCCAGGTTCGCCGTCTCGTCCTTCAGCCATCCGGCCTGCACTGGCTCCGCCATGAATAGCATCTCTGCCCCGGAATCGAACTCTCCACTCTGCCCGCCGACCGTCTCGAAACGATCCGCGGTGGCGTTGTAGGCAACGGTCACGAGCTGGTCGGGAATGAGGCCGCCCGAAGCATAGGCAAGCCCCGCGCGTTTCTTCCAGGGCTTCGCCCCAAGGCCGTCGATATTGAGGGTCGCGGCGCCCGTGTTCGCGCGGTCCACGCGAAACGAGGTGACCGGTATGTCGGTCAGCGTCGTGTGGCCCTGGTTCGTCGTAAGCGTGTACGCGTTGCCCGTACCGGCCGTGACAAGCGAGCTTGGTCGCGTGTCCTGGTACCAGCGCGCCAGCGCGGCCATCATTTCGCGCATGACGTCGTTCACGGCCGAGCGCGCCATGCCTTCGGGCGCCCCATCGGGCGGCGAGGCGTCGTTGTTGCCGGCGGCGACCGCCCACTCCGAAACATTACTCATTCTAATCTCCGGTCAGCGTGTTGACCTTGGCTTCGAAGGCAGACCGTTTGCGCATCTTGGCGATGGTTTGCCCCAGCGAGATCTTCTCGCTCTTCATCGCGCGCTCGAGCTGGCGCTGCTCGTTCGGTGTGAAGAGCTCCGGGTTTGTTGCCAGGGCGCCGACCACGGGCTCAATCACGCTCTCTCCGCGCTCCCGCTCCGCGGTCAGATCCTTGATCAGCGACACCGACGCGCCGCGGGGAATGCTGGCGATGGCGTCCGTCAACTTGGGGAGCTCCTCGGAGAGTTTCGCACCGCGCAGCCGGCCCGCGCCGGCGATGCCGGCGAGGGCGCCCACGATCACCGTGTGCTTGATGTGGTTGAACGCCTCCTCGGTCGACTCGAGGATGTAGTTGTGACCGCCGGGCACCACGGACTTCGTCATCTGGATAAGGGCCGTGATGCCGGCGGCCGTCGCGACGAGGCCCTTGGCGGTCAGCGGGACCTTGCCGAGAGTCAATGCGAGCGATCCGGCGGCCTGGCCGCCCGCGGCGAATGCGGCGGTCTCGAGAGGGTCGCCCCCCTGCAGGATCGAAAGCGTCGCACCCTCGAGGCCGGTCTCGGCAGATCGGCCGAGCCCACGGGCGAGCCGCTTCACGGGCTTGGACTCGAGCACGCGCTTGAAGGTCCGCGCCGCTCCAGGCGCCATGAGCTTCGAGGCGGCCGGTGCAGCGGTCACGACCTTCTCAGCCGCCGTGATGCCGCGGGCGAGCGGAAGCCGCCCGGTGACGATCGTCCCGATGTCGCCGGCGATCCCGCCGGCGGTGGTCGCGATCGGGTGTTGCTCGGCCAGCTGCGCGTCGGCCGCTTCTTGGTTGGCTTTCGCCTGCATGAAACGGTCGCCCACATTCGGATCCGCCGTCACCACCATGTCTGGCACCTGGCCGGCCACGTCGAGGCCTGCGCGCATGTCCTGCATGGTCACGCGAGGCGTCGAGCCGGGTATGACCGGCCCGGGGCGTCTGCCAGTGGCGGCGCCGTAAAACGCCCTGACACCGTCGCCAGCGGCTCCCACGCCTGGCATGAAGCGGAAGGGATTATCCCGCACAGCGTCGCCGGCGACGGCCGGAACGGCGAGAATGTTATTCACGAACCGGTCGAGCGCGGCGCGGCCGAATGCCTCCATCGGCCCGCGGCCCGGTTGCTCCGGCTCTTGGGGGGGCGGGAGCGACTCGAAGCCGCCCTGCGGCGGCGCCAACGCCAGATCCACTTCGGTTCCGCTCGCGCCTTTGGACGCGCTGGACGGCGGGGCGCCCGTATCGAACCGGTCGAACACATTGGCGCCCGATTTGCCGGTCGGCCCGGCGGCCTTATCGAACTGGTCGAAGACGTTTGCCATTGCTACCTCAGAAACGCCTCGGGGTCGTGGCCGTACTTGGAGCGGAATTGCTCTCGCACGGCCGGATCGTCGGCGTTGTCCTTCAGGAATCGAACCGCGGCTGGCGGGATCATGCCGCCGGCGGTCCGGAGACCTATTTCAGTGCTCTGCTCGGCCGGCTTCTTTGTCCGCCGTGCCGCGATTTGCCGGGCTGTGGGCGGCGGCTTCGCATGGCTCTTCGCGTCTGTGCCTTTGTCGCCGAACCCTTGGACGTCGATTGCGCTGCTGGTTCCGGCGAGCTGCCGCTTCGCGCGATCGAGCGCCTGGCCGAACACCTCGAGCTGAACGTCCAGCCCGGCTCCCTGGCCGAGAGACAGGAGCCGGGACCGGAGTCCGGCGGCGCCTGCCTGGGTGCTCAGACCCTGGCCGAGCGCGTTACGCTGCTTCTCGACGGTCTCCGCCGCGTTCAGGGCCGTGCTGAGCTGGTCTTGGGGAATGCCACTGACCTTGCTCGGAAGCCCCTTCAGGATCCCGGTCGGGTCGAGCTCGCCGACGGCCAGGGCCTGGCGCGTCGTATGGATCAGGTCGGGATTGGTCAGGAAGATGTCGGCGCCTGGAATGGCCTTGATCGTCTCGAGCGCGTTGATGCCGGCATTGGCGGAAATCGCCGTGTCTTCGAGGGCGACACGCTGGGCGACCTCCTCGTTGAGCAGCCCCCGAACCTGCAGCTGGTTGAGTATGTCGCGCGTCGATCCGCCCTGCAGCTTCGAAAGAAGAATTTCCTGGCCCTCAGGGCTCCTTGGGTCGATGCCCATGGCTTCCAGAAGCCGCAGCTCCGGCGGTGCGGTCCGCTCGGAAGGGAACGCGCGGGAGACGAGCCCCTGCGCCACCTGGTCCGGCGCGATGTCGGCCAAGAGGCTGAGCTCTCCGGGGAGCAGTTCCTTGAGCTTCGCCTGGGCTTCGCGCTTGCGCTGGTTGTCGACGATACGGTCGCGGACGAGCTGGTTCTGCTGGCTCAGTTGGACGGCGCGGTTTGCCTGACCAACACCGGCCCCGATCGCCTGGCCTGTCGACACGGGCGCGGCCGATGGCCCGCTCGCTGCCAGGATCCCGAGACCCAAGTTGAGCAGCGGGTCGCCCAACGCGTCGCTGAGAAGACCGAAGTTGATGTCGTCAGCCATTTCCAAGAAGTCCCAAAAGGCCGCCCGAGAGTGCTTCGGCGCCAAACAAAGTGCTGCCGAGACCGCTGGCGAGACCGAGGCCGCTAAGGGCCAGCCCCAAGCCGCTTGCGGCCTCGTTCTCGAAATACGGCTGCTGCTGGCTCGTGGTCCCGCTCGAGGTGCCCGTCTGGCTGCCTGTCGACGTCTGGCCGAGCAGGCTGGCGATCGGCAGTCCGCCGAGCGCGGTCCGGAACAGATCTTGTTGGGCCGCGATCGGCGCGGTGATTTCCCGCTGCGCCTGTCCTTGCTGGGCCGCGCCTGTCTGCAGCAGCAGGTCGATCGGCAGCAGGCCGAGCTCGGGCAGGAGCGACGCCGCCTGCACCTGTCGGCCGCGTTCAGTTCCGTACTGTTCCGCAAAGGCGTCGGTCGCCGCCCTGGCGATCGCCGTTTGCGCAAGTCCGCCTGTGCCGCGTCCCGCAGCGCCGAACGTCGACAGGATATGTGGTTGGGCCGCACGGACCGACGCGTCGACTGCAGCATCGAACGCATCGCCCCCGAACAGATAGTCGCCGCGGGCTGTGCCAAGGATGGTGTCGAGGGCCGTACTATAGGGCTCGGACCCGCCGAAACCGCGTGCCAGGTCGAACCCGGCGAGCTGGTCGTCGGTGAAATCGGCTACGAGGTCTCCGTTCGACAAACGGCGCAGCTTGTTGAGAGCGCCGGCGCCCGTGGACGCACTTCCATAGAGGAGCGACTTCAGAAAATCTGGCACGTCCGTTTGCGTCGACGACCTGGACCTGCTGGAGGTTTTCTGGCTCGTGGTTCCGGTCGTGTCGATTGTGCCGGCCGGTTCGCTGCCACCGCCGAGTATGTCAAGCAGGCCCATTGTTCGTGCCCTTATCCAAGTATGATCCAGGTATTGCCGTCGCTGTAACGGAGCTTTTGGCCCGCCGAGCCGTCGCTCACGAAGACGAGCGATTCCGCCCAAAGCGACGGCGCGTAAACGTCTGTGCTCAGATCCGCGACGGTCACCGGAAACAGCCGCAGTGGCGCACGCATGCCCTCCGAGCCGTCCTTCGGAAAGGAGGCGTTTGCCCTCTGCGCGAGCTGGCGCCGATGTTCGACGTCGTTCGGGTTCTCGAGCGGGACGTGCGGCTTCGTTGTTCGATCAACCACGTTGCTCGCCTCGCTTGATGTCTTTCGGGTTGATCTCGAAGCCGATCGCGTGACGCCAATCGCCGCTCAGGTGGAAGCGGAAACGGTGATATCTCGCGTTCGAACGCTGCGTGAACCGCCCCTCGCTACGCGGGTTCAGAATCGGGCCCCAGACCACATCGTCCGCAAGCGAATTGCGGGTCCCGATTTGGGCCGTGACCGACCCGCCGTTCACAAGCGCGCGGAAGCCCCGGATCTTCGTGCGGGCGCCGTCGTTGAACTCATACTCGGCACTATCGATGCGAGCGGTCCTGGTTGCACCGTCGAAGAATCCGCTGCGATAGCTGTGATCGAATGCCGCCAGACCGGGCGTGCCACCGATCCAGCGGGGATCGTCGAAGGAGATATTTTCGAGTTCGTCGTCAAGCGTATCGGGGTCTGTATCCGTCGCCGCCGCGTCGAGCGTGATGTTGCGCCCCGCGCCGGGCCAAAGCAGCTCCGCGGGCTCGTCCAGAATGGTCCATCTGCGCCGCACGCGATCGAAGATCGCCATTCGGTTTGGACGCCCGAGGGTCGAACCGGATCCAGGATATAGCCAGGCCACGCGCTGGCTCGTGGGATCGGCGACGCAGCTGATGCGGTGCAAGTAATTCTGGTCGAGGTCCTGCTTTAGAAACTCATCGACCTGGTCCGCGCCGATAGGTACGGGACGAATGCCCTGCTCGAGCGCGTAAAGGCCCTGGTTCGACCAGAAGTACACGATACCCCCGGCGCGCGCGGCCGCGCGGGGGGCGATCAGGCCGACGCCGTCGAGCACCTCGTCGAATTGGAAAACGACCGGCGCGCCCACAAAGGACATGCGCCACACCCGGTCGGGCTGAAGGATCACCCCGTACTCGCCTCCGAAGACCCGCTGGATCTTCGATATCTTCAGGTCCTGGAAGTCCGAAAGCGTCGCCGGCGAAACGGTATAATCCGTCTCGTCGTTGAAGGCGCTCCATCGGACTCGCGACGGCACTTCGCCGTCGGTGCTGTCGAACGTGTTCGCGAAAACCACAAAGTCGCGGATCACGGCAATCCGCCGTGCCCGCAATGCAGCCGTGAGCTGAGTGTACTCCGTATCGCCGAACGTGATCTGCTGCGGGGAATCCGAGTAGTTCGTCCCCAAGACCTTGTTTTTCCAAACGGCGAATTCCCAGTGCTCGTCGGGTGCCGTTGTATAGATCGCCGGTGTGCTGGAGCCGCCGGATCCCGCGGATCGAACAAGCCACGTCCCGTCGACATTCTCGTAGAGGTGGTCGGCGTCGCCGGCGTATTGGAAGGGCACGCCGCTTTGGTCGATCGCCGCGATCGCGCCGAGAGGCCGCCCGCCGATCGCCTCCGTGGATGGCGCGAATTGCCTGTAGGGTATGTAGCCGCTCGGACCGGGCAGGGCGCCGCGTACCGCGATCACGCCGGGGTTGCCCGTCGGTGCGTGGTCCGGCAGGAGGGCTCCAAACTGAAATACGGGCATCGTGGGTTACGGAGTTGCTCCGGCCACGCGGGAGAGCAGCGGGCCGGAATGGCGGGCGCGCTGGGTGGCCATGTTGAGGCGATCGACAATGCCTTCGTAAAAGTCGCGCCAGGTCGGGATCCGCTCATCGTTATCCAAGAAGGGGGCGGCATGGAGCAGCGACCCGTAGAGATAGGCGCCCGGAGAGCGGACCAGCAGCACATTGCTCTGGTTCTCCTCCGACAATGGCGTCGGCGACGCGTAGAAGATCATTTCCGCGGTATATTCGGTGTCCGGAGGGCGGTCGAACTCGACCTCTTCGTGCACTGTGAACCTTGAGGGACGCCCCGGCGTTTCCTGGCGCAGCTCGTCCATTGTCGCAAGATTGCAGTACTTCACTTTCGTGATGCGCGGCGTCGTGAGGAGCCTCAGCGTCTCCATTTCGACGAAACGTGGCGGCACGGCGATGTAGCGGCCCGTCTCGTCGTTCAACGTCGCCTGAGAGCGGGCGAGCATTTCACGGATCCGAATGCGGTCTGCGTGGTCCTCTTCGGCAAGCAGTATGAAGTCCGGGATATCGTCCACGAGGTCGTCGCGGTCGAGCGTGGACTCGATCTTGTTCTTCAGTTCGTCGTAGGTGCCGATAGCCATCGCTCACTGCCACGTGGTTTGCTTCTGTGATTGCTCGGTCCAGATGTCCGACTGCTCGTCTTGATCCGACCATGGATTCGGCGCTTGTGCCCGCGCGATCCACGAAGCGCCGAAAACGCGAAGGCTGCCGGCGCCCGTGTACGCATATCCAGGGTGAAACGTGGCCAGTGTCCCGCTGGCGAGGAGACCGCCGCTCGGCACGTGATGGATCTCCACATGCCACGGGGCGATGCCCGCGATCGCAAGGCCGCCTTGCGGTACGTAAGCGAAACCTTGCGCGGCTTGGCCATTCAGTACTGCACCGCCTGCCGGTACGTGATGGATGTCGATTTGCCATGGGGCGGAGCCGCCCAACAGGGCGCCGGCTGTCGGTGTATGGTGGATCTCAATATGCCAGGGTGCGGTGCCGCCGCCGCCGACGCCACCAGAACCGGTGCGGTGGACTTCGGCCTTCCACGGCGCGTCCCCATCGATGACTATGCCGCCGGTACCGACGTAAGCCCATTCCAGATACGAGGGACGCGGCAGCGGCAGACCGGTGCTAAGGCCGACAGATGCGCCGATCATTGCTCGCCCCTCCTTGCCAGACCGCCTGCCTCCGGATTAGACCTCTTCTCGAGCCATGGCCGACGCGGGATGAAGGATCAAAGTACGATGCGGCTTAGTGACCGTCACCGGTTCGTCTTCATTTCAAACCCGCGATGCGGCAGCACGTCCATCCGTCAGATGCTCGATCCGTTCTCCGACGTGAGGTCGAAGACGCCGCCTCCTGCCCCGTGGCTGCACCACCACGCCGGGGCCGATCTGATCGAGGCAGGCATGAAAGAGACCGGGCGCAACCCGGACGATTACGTGTTCTTCACGACAATCCGAAACCCGTGGGCGCGGGTGTTCTCGGCGTACAAGTTCGGGCTCAAGAACTCCAACTCGACGTGGCACGCGCCGGCCGTTTCGGAAGGCTCGGTCAATGGCTTCGTCCAGCACCCGCATGTGATCGGCAAGATGCGCGGCCACACGCTGGAGAGCAAAACCACGAAGCGGGTCAAAATCTTCCGCATCGAAGACCAAGGGGATGAGATGCTGACCCTCGCATCGTCTGTCGTTGGGGCGCCTCTTTCTCTCCCCTACGTCAACACGACCGAAGACAGTCGCTACGCGGACGCCTTCACCGAGGCGAATGCAATCGGCCTTGTGGCCGAAATCTTCGCATCGGACATCGCGTTCGCGGGCTACAGCTTCTAATCGCAGAGGATGTCGTCTTTGGGGAACTTGAACACCCGCACGTCGTCGTCGTGGTCGGGATGCTTGTCGTTCATCACAAACAGATAGTCGTCCCCGACCTCAATCGGGGCCGGTCCCTGCATCCGCCGCTCGATGTTCATTTGAGCTACGATTGCCCTCGGACCTTTGTTCCAGATGATCTTGCCCGGTACGGTCTGGCTTTCCTCGCCCGTGTAGATCCAATAGGTGTTGCGGCCTTTCCCGAGATCCCCGGACGTGTTGTTGTGGACCCCTAAGAGCCACTTACCGTTCCCGGTGTTCTTGACCCACGGCGTGGCTCTGGGATGCGGAACAGGTCTCCCCGTTGCGCCATCCTCGCGCTGTGCCCAGCCCGTGGTGACGGTCTGCTCGTCCGCTGAAATCCTGAACTCCCCGAGATAACCAGAGTCGTTTCGGAACACGCCGTAGATGCGCCCGTCGTCGAAGAAGTCGAACGCCGGTTCCTCGTTGCTGTCCCCGCCAGGAGCGTTCGATCCATCCGGCAGTTGGTTCAGCGCCGTCATCCCGTAATTCCCACCGGGGAGAAACTCGATCTTGCCGAGAGCGTCCGTGGCGTTCAGCGGAAACTTGAGGATGAAGGCTTCGCTGTCGTCCCACGTCTTGCCCCACAGGACCTTGCCGCGCTTCGCATAGGGTGCGTAGAGCCAGCCATTGCGGACGCGGGTCGTCCCCGGGGGGAACCAGGCCAGCTTGTGCAGCCCGCCAAAGGGATTGCGATTGTCGGCGGCCGTCGGCTGATAGTTGGCGTAACCCGGAGGCAAGACGTTGAGCGTCTGGCCTTCGTCGTCGGAGTATTGAAGGCGCGGCCAACCGATTGCGACCACCTTTTTCGAAGTGGCGTCGCGGTCGTTGTAGGGAATCTCGCGGACGTTGTTCTTGTTGAACATGCCGATGAACCAGAGCCGATCCGCAGCCGGATCGTAGCTCGGCATCCACCAGGAACTCTCCACCATCGAGGGAGGATCAATGTCCCGAACATAGGACCACGTATCCCCTCCGTCCGTGGACTGATAGATCGCGGCGTGCTGATCGGGGTTGCCCTCCTTCACCGCGCTTTCCGTCACGGTCAGGATGATCTTTCCAGAGGGAAGAACCGCGAGACCGCCAACTTCTCTGTAGGTGCCGTTGGTGACGACAATGCCGTCCCTGTCGAAATCCTTGGCGTAGAGCGGCGGGCATGTCTGCGCCGCGGCCGGGAAAATCGGCGCAGCAAGAAACAGTGCCGCGCCTAGAAGGCGAAACAGGTGCATCTTCATGTCCAGTCTTGGTTGTGACGGTTCGTAAATGCTCGGCCAGATTTGCATCTGATCCGCGATCATGCAATCAGAGATTGGCCACCTACAACGCACAGGTGTCAGGACGGCTTGCGAAGACCCAAAGCGAGGGCAACGTCCGCAGCCGTGATTTCCGCGTCGGACTTGGCGCCCGCGATGCGCCGGAAGGCCCCCTCTTCCGCGGACACGCGCCTCTGCTCTTGCGCCTTGAGAGTTTCGTCTTCGACCCAATCCCCGACCCGGCGATCGAACTTCACGTGACGCGACGGCGGCTTCTTTGCCGTGTAACCCTCCGGAATTGGGCCGTATTTCGGGTAGCTGGTTTTCCCGATCTTCAGCACGACCGCGACGCCGGTTTCCTTGTCATAGACGGTGTGCTTGTGGTGGTTCTCTTCGTAACGCCACGATTGCGCGGCGCGATCGAAGACGCGCATATACCCCTTCTGGGGCTCCGGCGCGGGAACCCCAGTCAGGCTCTGGTGGCCCGTCTCCGGCAAAATCGGGGAACCGTCTTCGCGAACCTTGGCGTCGTACTCGGATAGGTAGGCGCCGGTCTCGGGATGATATCTGTAGATCCTGGCCATGATCCTCACCGATAGTAGATGCCGACAAGCACGCCGATCGCGTTCACGCGGATTTCGTCGACGCTGTCGGAATAGGTCGGATCATCCGCGGAGGCTGCGAATGTGTAGCTGTAGCGACCGTCGGCGCTGCCGGAGGCCGGCCGGTTCTCTAGGTCCTTGGTCCTGCTCATGGCTCCGGTCGCCGTGCCGGATCCGTAGGCCGTCACCTCCGTGAACGTCGCATCGATGTCCGGCGCGCCGTCGGCCTGCACTTCGCCGACGTCGAGGTTTGTGCCGTCTGCTGGGCGCGAATGCTTGTTTCCCGTTAGGACGTCCGGCAATGCGAGTCTCTTGTTGGCCGCAAAGTCCGCCGCGGCACTGGCGCCGAAGGTCGATGCTGCTCCCGCGCTGGTGTAGATGGCCAGCGTGCCGTTGGCATTTCCGACTGCCCACAATTTCTCGAACAGTGCCCACGTGTCGGCGTTGGCTCGCGACGTGGCGCCGGACGATGCGCTGCCGATTGTCAGGCCATCGCAAGCGAGACATACGTCCGGGAGATCGAGCCTAAACCCCTCCCAACGCTTGCCTATGCGGTCGTCGACCGCGAGATCGCTTGTCACATCCTTCGTGCCGGCCGACCAAGTCGGCTCGGACGTCCCGTTGGAGCCGTCGAGGACGGCATCGATCACGAGTGTGTCGGACGCGCTCAAGTGTCCGAGCGCTTCCATCCATTCGCCTGGAACCTGCCGGTTTATCATGTACACGTAGAAGACGGACGCTCCGCCGGTGCCGAAGGCGTCATTGAACGACCGGGCGACATTGGTCAGCGTGTACGGAGACGCGGTGTCGCTGGTCGTCTCCCACACCAAAGCGGCGGACTTCGACATGGTTCAGGTTCCGTCCGCTAGTCGCCCGTATCCTGCGCGGTAATGCGCGGTGTAATCGAGATGCGATCGCCGTTGTTCTGGATGATCTGAGACGTGGGAAGCCGTTCCGCCCACACGGCTTCGCCGCCCGTGAGCCGGGTCAGGTAGTAGCCGTAGATCGTCTGCTGCGTCTGGTTGGCGCTCGAGGTGAAGTCCTGCTCCGCATAGGTCGCGACTGCGGGGTCTCCGTCCGTCACGGTCCAATTGGCGCCGGTCAGGGTGAGTGCCGCATACCCGGTGAAGTCGGCTTCCGTGAAGTCGTTTTCGTCGGTTGCTTCGAGCAGCGTGAGATCGTTCTTGAAAAGCCGGAGCACGAGGTCCTCCGGCGTCCCCTTGTTCACCAAGTACTCGAGTATCAGGCCCTCGCCCCGGTCGAGAAGTTTCAGTGTCATGCGTTCGTCCTTCCGTCAGCGCGAGGGCTTTCGCGCGCGCGGCGTGCGGTTACTTGCCGGGCTTCTTGGCCGGAGACTTCGCGGGCTTCTTTGGCGGGGCCTTCGCCTCGGCTTCCGCCTTGGCCTTCGCCTCGGCTTCCGCCTTGGCCTTCGCTTCGGCTTCCGCCTTGGCCTTCTCTTCGGCCTCCGCCTTGGCCTTCGCTTCGGCTTCCGCCTTGGCGTTCTCCTCGGTCTCGGTCGCATCCTCCGGGAACGGTTCGTCTAGCCGTGCCATCGTGTCCGGATTGAAATGCTCTTTGTCGACGTTGAACTTCCAGCCTGGCGGACGCAGCTGGCTGCCGTCGAACCGCTTGCTCTTGGAGCGGACTGTGATCTTGGTCATGGGTGTCTCCGTTGCGTTGAATCGGCATGAAAAAACGCGCGGGGGCCGGAGCTCCCGCGCATCAAGTCGTCAAACTCTGGCTGTCACGCCGGCTTAGGCACCCGGTACGGTGTCGTTGGTCTGGACAGCGGCCGCAATGCCGGCCGTGATCTTGCCGGCGGTCGGATTGGTGCCGTTCACCGTGTAGAGGAGGCTCAGATAGTCCTCGTCGACACCGACCGGCACATTGACGATCGGCGAGCGGAAGCCCGCGACGAGAGACGCGAGCAGAAAGTTCATCGACAAGACGGTCTTTGCGGAGCCGAACGCCACGTCGTCATCGGTCTGGATGGCGACGTCGAGCGACGTGAGGTTGTCGAAGTCCTCATCCACCTGGATGAAGAGCGGCAAGAGGTTGCCCTTGCCGATATCGCGCACGAGCGCCGCCGGTGCACCCAATACGGTGCCGGGCGAACCCAAGGCGATCACGTTGGTGGAACGGGCGGTCGCGGTGATCGCCTGTTCCTCCGAAAGCATCTGCTGTTTGGACAGGATCATGGGTCTTCTCCTGAAAGAAGGGTCTGAATGTGAGTGAAGGGCGGCGGCCCCGCCATCGCCGGGCCGCCGTTACTAGCCTGGGCTTAGGTGACGCGCGCCTCGGTGCCGAGGATGGCGTCGCACTGGCGCACCGGGAACGTGCGGTAGGCCATGACCTCCTTGCCGTCGACCTCCGCGGGCCGCAGCCGCACGTAGGAGGCCGAGGTGCCGGTGGTCGGTGTTGAGTCCGCGTCCAATGCCTCGCAGACGTCCGCGTTGCAGTAGATCGCGATCTTGCCGCCGCTCAGCCGGTGCTTGTTGAGCTTCCAGAAGCCCTTCCGCAGCCATTTGTAGATATCCACGTTGCCCGCCATCAGCTCGGACACGTCGATATTGGCGATGCGGACGACCTGGCGCCAATCCCGGACGCAGAGGCCGACGTTCTGGCGGAACATTTCCTCCTTCACGTAGTAAGGATTGCCGTCTCCATCGAGAACGCGCTGTTCGCCCTTATCCTTCCGGTCGATGCCGGCGCGGCTTCCCTTGGGATAGATCAGGTGGGTCTGGTTCTCACCCCAGGTTACGATCCAGATCGACGTATTGTCGGAGCCGGTACCGCCTGCGTCGACGATCTGACCGCCGTTGGGGGCGCTAAGGCTGTTGAACCGGGGGGCGAGGCCGGTGAACTGCTCCGGATCCGTGACCACGTTGCCGTAGAAGATCCGCGACGCAACTTCCTGGCTGATGGCCTCGAGGAACGCCCGAGCCTCCGACATGCGGACCGCATTCGGGTTGGCCGCCAGGTCGAGGAGACGGGTGTCGACCGAGGACAGGGCCTCGGCGAAGCCGGTGGTGTCGTCAACCTGCGCCGTCTCGCCCTTGGACTGGCTGATGCCCTTATAGAGCTGACCCCAAGTCACCGACGGCAGTCCGGTGCGGATTGTGGTGCGGTGCTTGACGCCGAGATTGCATTCGACGGCGATGGCGTCGTCGAGGATCGGGTTTGTTTCAGCGAGCATCTCGATGATTACGGCCGTCTGCCGCAGCGCTTCGTCGTCGTGCTGCTTATAGAGGTCGATAAGGTCGAGGTAGCTCTGGCCTAGCGTTGCCATTTCTGATCTCCAGGCTAGGCGTCAGGACGTGCGGAATCGCCACGCCGGCGTGGCCGGCATGGGCGTGCGAACGTCAAGTCTCCGCTGGTGGGCGTTTACGACCCGTAGAGGAGTTCGACGTTGTCCTTCGGCTTTGGTTGGGTTCCAGGCTTGGTGCCGGGTTTCATGGTCTTCGGCACCTTCGCCACTCGCTTCTTGGCGGTGGAGACTTTCTTCTGGCTTTCTTCGAAGAGCATGGAATTGCGAGCCATCACCAGCACGCGATGGTTGACGATGTTCGCAAGTTCATTTTCGGAGAAGCCCATGTCCGACAGGTATTTGATGACTTGGACTTTGCCTGCCTTGGCCTTCTCCGCGTCCTTCCACTCGGGGATCGCCTCGAGCAGGGCTGCGTGTTCCGTTTGGGCGTGCTGCTTCAGGGCCGCGATACGGTCGTCGTTGGCCTGTTTCAGAGTCTCCTGGTAGGATTCTGCGGCCTGCTGCTTGACGGTGTTGAGGCGGTCCTTGCGTTCCGCCACGTCCGCCTTTTTTGCAGCGTATTCCGCCGAGTCCTCCTCGCGGAGTTTGTCCCAATCGATCGCCTTGATGTCGCGGTCCAGCTCGTCCTCGAGGGTCTCGAGCATCTTGGCCGCGACGGCGTAGGTAGCCTCGACTTGCTTGCTCTTCTCGGCCGCGTCCTCGGTGATGGACTGAGCCTTCGCTTTCGCGTCTTCCAGGCGGCGCTCTGCCGCTTCTCCGATCTGGTAGGATTTCACCAGATCGCCGATTGAGGCCTCGGCTTGTTCACCGTTGACCTTTACTGGCACCTTGAGGCCTTCGAACCATTCCGGGTCGGCCTCAAGGTGTTCGACAAGCTGCGCGGAGGTCGAGATGGTGTTCTCGTCGTCCTCGCCCTTGTCTGGATCTTCGTCTTTTTCGGGGTCCTCGCCCTTGTCGGGGTCGTCGGGATCCTCACCCTTGTCGGAGTCGTCCGGACCCTCGCTCTTGTCCGGATCGTCGCCCTTCTTTGGGTCGGCCACGTCGGCAGCGTCGACCTTGTCGGGTTCGGCGGCTTTTGCCGGATCTTCGCCCTTGTCGGGATCCTCGCTCCCGCCGAGCTCGCCGTAGAGGAGCCCCACGGAGTCCGCGGCTTTCGGTGTTCCTTCCGACCCCTGGTGTGGGGCCTTTCCGGTTCCGTCTGTCACGATTGCTTCTCCTTGTCCTTGGTCTCTTTCTCGATCTGCAGGAGCTGCTTCGACGCCGCGTCACCGGTGCGGACGCAGTGCTCGAATTGCTCCTTCAGGTTCGCCAGAAGGCGCTGCATGAGGTAGGCGTTGTGCCGGCCCTCGTGATCCTCGGCCGCGCTCTCTTTCCAGCCCTCGAGGATCCGGGCTTCCATCTTCTCGAAAGCCTCGTTGAAGAGCGGGTGATTGATGATCGCCGAGGCTTGTGCGCCCCGATTGGCTTGCTCGGTGAGCTTGGCGGTATCTGGTTTGTGGTCTGGCATCACACCCCGGATCCCGGCACGTCACGGCCATATTTAAGTTCCATCTCGGTCAGCTGGTTCTTGAGGGCTTCCATGCCGAGAACGAGCTTGTTCTGGCTCTCCTCGTGCTTCTGAGCGAGCTCGAGCATTGCCTTGTCGTGCTTGTGCTGGAGATCGGCCATGTCGAGCTGCTGCGAGCGCATATCGAGGTCCTGCTGCCGCTTCTGGAGCTGAGCCTGCAGCTGCTCAAATTGCTTCTGCTCGTCTGTCGGGGGCGGCGCCAACGCGTCGCCGGGGTCAGAGAAGAAGCTGTCCGGTGGCTGCATCGTCGCGTTCTTGACGATCGCCGCGGCTGTGTTGAACAGGTTGCGGGGCTTCACCAGCAGGTTCTGGCCGCCGTGCTTCATGGCGTCGATCTGCTTTTGCCAAATGGACTCGAGGTGCAGCAGGTTCTGCTCCCGCGTGCCGATCCCAAGCCCGATGTTGACCGTCATGTCGTAGCGCTGACGCCACTCACGCGGATCGACCGAGACCCACTTGTTGCGCAGCTTGACGCGACGCTCCTTGTTCTGGTGCTTGAGCTCGAGCTCGTGGATATGCAGGAACAGCGACTTGACGCCGGTCTCCGCGAAGATCCGGGCGATCGCCTCGATCTTCATCTTCGACTGGTCCATTTGGTTCGCCAGGACCGAGATCTGGATGTTCTTGAGGGCGTCCGGTGTCAGGCCCTGTCCGTCCGAGCTCACGCCCGTCCGATCGCGCTTCTCCTTGTCGAAGTGCTCGAGCATCGGGAAGCTGGCAGCCGCGGTAAACGGCGTCGTCATCGGCATGTATGATTCCGACGGCGGCCGACGGAAACGCGCCACGCGGCCGACCCGCGTCGTGAGCAGGTCGTCCAGCGTATTGTCGCCCATGCCCATTTCCCAAACGGCATGGCCGGGATTGTTCGTGTGATACAGGTTGTCGAGAATCTGCCGCGTCAGCGTCGTCCGGACTTCCTGGATATCCATCACCTTTTCGGCCGTCGCTCGGCCGAAGTGCTTATGCGGCAGCGGATGGGGCGAGATCACGTGGTAAGGCTGGCGATCGACCTCCTCCTGCGACATAAACCGGCTTGTGATGTGGCTCTTGCCGTTGGTGTTCGAGCCGCCACTCGAGCCGCGGGCCACGAAGACCTGCCGAAGCTCGGAATAGCCGTCGCCGTCGAAATCCACGCGGATATAGGCTTCCCGAACCAGGACCTCTTCTTGGGACCAATCCGGCTGCGGCTCGTCGCGCTCGTCGCTCTTGTCGCGGCGTGCGTCGCTTTCCGGATTTTGCTCCGTCTCCGCCGGCGCCGTCGGCAGACCCTCTACTAGGGCCTTGTCGAATCCCATCTCGAGGAGCTCGGAGCGTGTGATGGGGCGCTCCTCGCCGACAAAGCGGGAATCGCAAGGATCCAAGGACCGGGCGTTCCTCGAGATCCGGTAGTGCTCAGGCGGCACCGGTGCGACACGGGTCCGGCCCTTCTTTGTCACGCGCCGGAAGATGACGTCGTGAACGGTCTCTTCGACTTCGACGGGAAGCACGCCGATAACGGTCTGGACGTCCTGGGTGACACGTTCCGTCCGCTCTTCGTGCTCTTCGATCTCGAGCTCCTCGTCGTCCGTGAGAAGCGCAAGCTCCGTGTCCGTCAAACCGCGATAGCGTTCCTGGCTGCGAGCTTCGCTCTCGTCCCACCAGGCCTTGACGATCCCGTTCTTCTGGACCATCGCGTCGAAGAACCAGAAGAACAGCGTCATGAACGCCGGATTGCGCTTGAAGAAAACATGAGTGATGTAATCGGATTCCTGCTCGGCGGCCTCCTCGTCCTCTTCTCCCTCCGGCTCGAAGCTCACAACGTTGTCGGCCGTGGTGAATATCCGCAGCATCGACGGCATGATCGAGTCGACCACTTCGGCGACGTCGGCCGTCACGACTTTGCTCTGTCCTTCCTCCTCGTTGCCGAGCAGTTTCGACAGGAAATAGTCCCAGGCCTTCGCGCGCTCCGCGGCGATGTCCCCGCCGGGAACGCCTTGCGAGTTGTCGAATTCCCGGTCGACCAGGTTCACGAGTTCCTGCTCGGTCATCGTCTTCGTTTCGGTGGCCATGGTCAGACGATCGGAACCTTTGGATAAGCGATCTTGTGCGCGGAGAGGCTTGTGATCGCCGCGGCGTACTCAAGCCTCGCCACCGCGTGGCGTGTGGCGGTCATGAGCGGGTGACCCACGAGGGGCACCTGTGCCTCTTCGCGGAAAAACGTCTTGAACTCGTCCAGCCATTCGGCCAGGCGCTTGTCCACCTTGAAGCGCCCCGTACGCATGCGGCCAAGGATCTCGCGCGACGTCATGTCGGCGAGCATAGGCGTGTCCTTCACCGGCTCCTTAAGCAGGTTGCAACCGCGATCGAGGAGCTTGTCGGCTACCTCCTGAGCGGAGGCCTCCCAAGAGATCCCGACACCGCGGCCGCGGGCATTGAGGCCTTCGGCTATCACCGCCAGCTGCTCGCCTCGGAATTTGGCGCAGTCGTAAAGGTGCAGGACGTCGGAATCGCGGTCCTGCGCCAACCAGACCGCCGCCATATCTCCGGACTCGTCGCAATGGAGGCCGGCTATTCGGCGCCAGTCATCTCTGATCATGTCGTTGCTACTCGGTTATCTGTGCGATCGGGACGTCGTAGACATGCCGCTCGTGGAGCACTTCTCCGGCGATCGAAGTGGCCATCGCCAGGGCAACCATGCCGTCGATGCGGCCGCCGGCGCGCGATTTGTCGAATTTCCGGTTCCCGGCCGGATCCTTCGTTGCGCGCGCGTTCTGAGCGCACATGGTCAGGACCGGGTTGTTGCCGTGGCGGAGCTTACGGTTCAGCAACAGCGACTCGAGCGTTCGCAGCGCCGGACCCATGCTCAGATAGCCTTGGCCAAACGGTACGAACCGCGAGTCGATAAAACTATCCGACAGCCCAGCCTTTACGAGCCAAGGACGAAACTGACGCATGTATTGCCGGTCGAAGGCGATCTTCCGGATGTCGTGGTCCCGGAAGAGCTCTGCGATCTGGCCGGCTACGAATTCGTATTCGATCGACTGTCCCGGCGTCCTTTCGATAAACCCATCCCGCGCCCAAACATCGTAAGGCACGCGGTCTTGCCGGGAGCGTTCTGCCAGTCCTTCCTCCGGCAACCAGAATCGCGACGTCACATCGAACCGTGAGCGCCGCGGCGACACTAGAATGAGCGCCGTGAGGTCGTTGACCTCGGAAAGGTCGAGGCCTCCGAAGGCTCCCTTCGGTTCCTTCGGATCGGCCCCGTTGGCGAGCCAGACTGTCTTCGTCACGAACGGATTGATCGCCTCCACGCGCTGGTTGAGCACGTAGTTGCGATATTCCGCCTCCCGCGCCGGCATGGCGCGGGCGTCCTCGGCCATCTTCTTGACGACCGACGCGTTGAGGAAGTCCCCGTACGCGGGATTAGCCAGCGCGATCGTCGCGTCTTCGAACGGGTCGGCCTCCATCGGGGCCGTGTAGAGGCTTATCACCGTCTGCGGGTCGCGATTGCTGAGCGCGTCGTCGATCAGAATCGACAGCAAGTCTCCGTCGTTCGGCGCCTGCGTCGAGATAATGATCGACAGCGGCTCTTCGTGGGCGCCGACGGCCGTCTCAAGCGCGTCGTACATATCGTGCCGCGGCCCGCGAACCTGTCCGAGCTCGTCGTGCACGATGAAAACCGGCGACTTGCCGAAGTTAGTGCCGGCGTCGGCCGACAGGGCCGAATAGAGCGTGCCGATCGCGGGGCACCGGATCTGCTTGAACGAGTCCAGAATATGCAGGTGCTCGTCCAGCGATGGGTTGAGCCGCGCCATCTTGGCCGCAAGCCCGAACACCAACGCGGCCTGGTCGCGGGACATTGCCGCGCTGTTCAGCTGCGAGTTCCAGCGCGCCTCCGGTCCGCAGAGGTGCAAGAGCAGCAAGCACGCTGCCAGCGCTGTCTTTCCGTTCTTTCGGCCAAACGAGATGATCGCGGTCCGTGTGCCGGCCGGATTGTCGTAGATCTTCCGGATCTCGCGCTTCTGCCAGGGACGAAGCTTGAGCGGCTTCCCGACATCCTTGCCTTCGGGAACGAAGCACCAGGTCTCAATCCAGCGGATATTGCGTTCGGCGCGTGTCTCAGCCTTCCCACGGCGTCTTCTTGCCGGAGCCTCCTTTCGCTTTCGACTTGTCATAGGTCGTGGACTGCGAGATCCGCAGCTTCACCGACAGCGAAGCCAGCGTCCCGGATTCCCGGGCCTGCATCTTGAGCAGCCGGTCGTAGTCCTTGAACGGGAAGGGCGCGTCATCGTCTTCGGCGTCCTCGCTCTTGGCCTTGCGGGTCTTCTTCTTGGACTTCCTGGCGATCCGTTCGGATTCCGCGAGCTCCATCTGCTCGATAAGCGCCGCCACCCGGCGCGACTGAACAGCGTGTCGGCAGTAGGCCTCGAGGAGCGGAAGGGTTTCCGCCTTGAACCAGTCCGCAGGCAGACGATTGACGACTTGGCGCCAGATCTCCGCCTGTTCATCCGTCAAGACGTCCGGCGGCGGCGGCCGCTCGATTCGCTCAATCGTTGGTGCCTCAGCTGGAACCGATCCGCCTTTTTCGGCGGGTTGCGTCTTCTTGCTTTGGCGGCCGCGCTCGCCCATCGATCCTCCCGCCGCTGGTATTCCGGCGTCGAAAACGCTAGCCCGCAAAATCCAAAAAAGAGGGCATTATTCAGAGTTGAGGCCCCGCTCCGCAGCCCCTTCGACGATCGAAGGGGGGGGAGGGGACCCCCCCCGGTCTCAGCGTGTGGGGGAAGTTTCAGCGTTCCAGTGATGGTCTGGGTTCAGCGGCAAGCCGTGCTCGTCGCAGCCGCGGTCGAAGCCGGCGCCGCCACGCTCTTGGCTTTGCTTGAAGCGGTCATGGCATTCCTTCGCCATGCTCTGCAGGTTGCGGCGATCGAAGAACAGCTTCCGGTCGCCGGCGTGCCGCTCGATATGGTCGACGACCTCAGCCGGAAGACCCTTCTCCTTGCAGTGCGGACACTGGCACATGGGATGACGGCGCAGCTGCGCCAGCCTCAGCTGACGCCAGCGCTTGGTCTTGTAGAGATGCGCCCAAGCCTCGCGGCCTCGGCTATGCCCGGCGGACTTCGACAGCGTCATGCCGCAGCACGCTGATGTCACCGGCGCAGTGTGCGTTGTGCTCGATCGCAGCTCGCACGGCGGCTTCGGCATCGGCGCCGACAAACATGGCACCGAGCGCTACAGCGTCTCCGCCGCCGGCTGCGTAGTATCGAGGCAGCAAGTCGAACGACCCTTCGTCATCGAAGACTGTGATCAGTCCGCTTGGGTGAAACAGGAACCCCGTGCCCGAACAGGTTCCGTCTTTGTCAATGACCGATGGTTTCGGCTGGTCATCTCGCTCTCCGGTGACCCACTTCAGCCACTCACCTACGAAGGAGGCAGCTCCACAGGCCGCGCCTAACACGCCGTCTTTGCGGCGTGCGATCTTGACCATACCCTCGACAACTCGACTTCCGCAGCTGCAGGCCGTGTCGGCCGCGAGCACGCCGTCGCGATAGGCGATGACGGTCACGGGGTAACGAGCTCCCAATCCTCGTCGAGGAGGTCGGACTGCGACGCGAGCCACGGCACGATCGTGCCATCGGCCGTGCGCATAACGAGGTGGGCGTGGTAGGTCACCTGCGTCCCTTCGCCCAGCATGGAGAGCAGCGGCTCGCGGTTCACCTTGAACACGCTTCCCGGCACGAGGAACACATACATGCCCTTGCCGTTCCAACCCTTGCGGGCAATGCGGTGACCGCGCTTCACGGCGGCCAGTGCGTCGGAGAAGTCCATGCGTTTCCCTCGTCTATAGTCCGTCAAACAGTCCTGCAACCTGCGCGGCACTCATCCTCGAACGCAGCCTTGAGAGTTGACCACGCGAGCGCCGCAACCAGGGGCGAAACCCCGTTACCGGATGCGCGGGATCGCTCCATCCGGGAAGCCAGCCCATCACCCAGTCCGAAAAGGCAGGGTTGAAGGTCAGGTCTCCGATCGAGGATCTCGGTCCAAGCCGGCATGTCACATGGAGAGGGCGCGTAAAGCGGTATCTCTCGGGGCGCCGCTGCGCCGTACACCCTAAGCTCTTGGCGATCAGCCAGAAGGCGCTCCAGACCTTCGCGGCTTCCTTCAGGCCGATCTGGTTGCCCAGCTGCCCCGGATCGGACAGGAAGGCCAGGCGATTTGCGTCGATGCGCATGTCCGCCCTGTTGCCGCAGTTCTTGCAGGTCGGCGTGGGCCAGTATGAAGAGGCGACGCCTCTGGTGGCTCGCTCCAGCTTCATACGCCGAGAACAGGCCCGCTTTAACCGCAAAGCCCAAGCGTCGAAAGCCCTTGCCGACCTCGGCAAATCCCAAATCGAGATGACCGTCGACGTTCTCGCAGAAGACCCACTCGGGCTCGACTTCGCCGATGATCCGTTCGATGTCCGGCCAGATGTGGCGCGGATCCTTTGCTCCTCGCTTTTGGCCGGCGACGGAGAACGGCTGGCATGGGTATCCGGCAGTGAGGATATCCACCTTGCCGCGCCACGGTCGGCCGTCAAAGGATCTAACGTCGTCCCAGACAGGCGCACGATCCAGGGCTTCGTCTTCCATCCGCGCCACGAGGGTGGCCGCGGCGAAGGCTTCTCGCTCGACAAAGCAATGAGTTCGATACCGGGGTTCCGCAATGTGGAGGCCGAGCTCCAGGCCTCCAAATCCAGCACACAGTGCAAGGCCGCCGAGCGCTCGTCCGCGCCCAACGCCTGTTCCGGAATGTAGAGCCACACGCGTGCCCCTCCCTGTTGGTGGGGCTCCGATGGCCTCTGTCTCGATTGTCGTCTGTTCCTCTAGAGCCGCACCGCTTCGCGGCCCGTCTCCGCTTCCCATCGTGCAACGATCACGTCGCACCAGTGCGGCTCGAGCTCGAGCCCGTAACAGATGCGTCCCTCGCGCTCCGCCGCGATCAGCGTAGTGCCACTCCCGAGAAAGGGGTCGTACACCAGCTCGCCCGGGGCGCTGTTGTTGCGGATCGGCCGCGCCATCACCTCGATCGGCTTCTGTGCGCCGTGCCCCGACTTCGTCTCGGTCGGGTCTCGCTTCAGGGCGCCCGGCATGGCGAGGATCTGCCACACGGTCGTCTGCTTCCGGTCGCCACGCCAGTGGCCGGTCCGGCCCTTGCGGACCGCGTAGTAGCAGGTCTCGTGCTGCCAGTGGTAATGCCCACGGCTTATGGCGAAGCGAGACTTCGCCCAAACGATCTGCGCTCGCAGCTGAAACCCACTCTCGCGTAGAGACCGCGCGACGATGTCCGCCTGCAGGCCTCCATGCCAGACATAGGCCACGTCGCCCGGAAACAGGCGATACGCATCCGACCAGTCGACCCGGTCGTCGCCGGCGATCTTACTGCGCGCGTCGCTGCGATTCACGAGACCCTGGCGCCAGCTGGGATCGTACTTCACCCCGTAGGGCGGATCCGTCGCCATCAAGTGCGGCACGGAACCATCCAGCAGCCGTTCCACGTCGGCCGGCGACGTGGCGTCGCCGCACAGGAGGCGGTGGGGCCCCAGCTGCCAGAGCGTTCCGCGTCGCGTTCGTCGTGAGGCTGGATACACGTCGGCTGCCCTCCCTATGCGCATGTCCGCGCAAGTTCGGGCTCTATCGGCCTCTCGGTGCTGAGGAGGCCGTGAAGCGGATCCGCGCGTCGTCTGGCGCGGTGTCGGGCTCTTCGGGCCTCAGGATGTTCAGATGGCCGCAACGGCGGCATTTGATCTCTAGCCGGCCCGAAAGGGCCTTTGCCGCCGCCTTGAACAGGAGGGCGGCGCATTTACCACAGCGAATGCTTTCCAATGACACGGGGGACAGGCCTCGGCGAGCCTCGCCGCTGCCGCCCGAGAGGGCGGTGGCGGGAGAAGCGTTGTCCTGTCCTACGCTTGCCGGGTTCGATCTTGGCGGATGGTCCCGGCTCCGCAGCGGCTGAGCTGCGGCTCTCGTCTTCCCTTTGCCGCCCTATCGCCCTAGCGGGCTACTAGAGGGCGGATGTTCTGTATCACGCGGCCTTTCGTTCCGCTCGCCGCGCCGCGCGACGCAACTGAGCGTCGTAGGCCGCCGCGATGTGGCGGGCGGCGAAGACGGGGAAGTCGCACGCCTCGAGCACGCCTTGAGCGTAGTCGATCCGCTTGCAGCCGTCCTTCAGCGTCGCCACGGCGACAAGGTCTCCGTGGTTCATGGTGTAGACCTCGAGGTCCACGCCAAAAACTACGCGCCGCGGTAGCCGGTCGCGAAGAGCGCACAAGGCTTCGATCTCGCGATGCGGATCTCGCCAGGCGTTGCGATGCGCCATGCTCACCCCATCGGGACGTTCAGGTCTTCCGGCGGTGCTGCCGGCGGGCCGAGCTCGGTGCCTTCGTGGCCGCAGGCTTTGCACTCCACGCCATACGCTGCGCGCCGGGGATCCGGGTGCATCTTCCGGTGCACGAACACTCGGGTAGAGCCGCAGGCGCGGCAATGCCGCGGCGGCCATTCCAGCCGCGGCATCTGGTCAGCGGCATGCACGCGCTCGATGCCGAGCCGCGCCAAGGCGATCAGCGTGTGCGCGTTCTCGAGCAGCAGCTTCAGCGCGTCCCGGAGATGCGGGTCGCTGCCGGTCTCGATCGTGGCCCCTTCGGCGCTTTCCGCCTGAACGAGGAGGTATTGGCCCGCGCTCTCGCGATACAGGGGGCGCCAGTCGTACGCGTAATGGTGGGCGTTCGTCTCCAGCCGCTCGAGGATCTCGAGCGCGGCGCTGTCGCTCACCTGGCGGGTCATCGGGTCCCTCGCGGGCGTGGACAAAAAAAACCGCCCGAACCTCTTTGGTCCAAGCGGCCTAAATTTCTGCAATTATCGCTTGCTAGTGGCCTAAATTTAGGCCACTATAATTATGCGCTGAGGGGGATGGATGGGCCATCCCCGGCGCAACGGAAGGAAAAGGCAATGTCTACTTTCGAGACGATTAGCCTGATCCTTCAAGCTTCCCAAGTAGCGATTGGACTGGCCGGTCTGATCTACTTGGTGAAGTAAGAAGGGGGCCGGGGGGCCCGCAAGGCTCCCCGGTACCCCTCTTACTATAGCGGAGTCTCTCATGAACCGTAAATATATCAGCGCCGAAGATTTCGCCGCCTGGGTCGAGAACGTCGCCGGAAGCGACCGCAAGGCCGCCGCGATGCTGTCATTGGCGCGGGACACGGTCGCCAAGTACCGCGACGAAGGCGCGCCGCTCTATATCGGCCTCGCCTGCGCCGCGCTCTATCACCGCCTCGATCCCTTTTCGGCTTCCGCCCTCAAATAGCGCGCTGGCGCGATAGGGCGTCCAAAACTCCAAAACCCCCGGAGACGGGGATCTCCGGGGGCCGTGGGGTGTCCAGTCGTGGGAAAGGATCGCAACCTCGAAAGGCCGGAACGTATCCGGTGGCTGAAATTCGTCCAGCTCACCATGACGAGGCGCAGATATACCCGAATAGCGTGAAAAATAGCCAGGACACAATCTAGCACAATTTGTGGCGGGGGGTTCTAATCCCCCACGCGCTCAAGCACCCGCTAGGCGGTAGGACAATCAAACCGTCCTCAAGCAGGCCGCTATGCCGGTAGGACGTCAAACAAACAGCCGGTCGATTTCTTTCCAATGGCGCGACAGGACCTGCGCGACCGCGGATCTGTGCCAATTGCGCAAGGTCGCTTCGCTGCGGCCGTATTGATGCGTCAGGCGCCACCAGCTCACGCCATGAGCCCGGGCGATGATCAGCTTCACGTCGCGCGGCCCGTTGGCGGACCTCCAGAGTTCGCTCAGCCAGGCCAGCACGTCGAGATACCGGCCGACGTCGCGCGGGGAGGGGCGGAAGCGCCGCAGCTTGCGCGTGGGCTCGCCTTTCGACGCCCGCAGCTGCGCCTCGAAGTCTGCCGCCGCGTCGAGCTCCTGCTTCGTGTAGACCGGCTCGGGAAGTCCGGATCCCGGCGATCGCTGGAAGCGCCGCTCCTTGTCCGGCAGGGCGGCCAGCGTCAGCACCGACCGATCGATCAGGATCAGGCATTTCTTCTGGAGCTCGACCGTCTGGTCGAGGCCCAAGCCCGGCCGAGGTTTCAGCCCCGGAATCTCAGTAGCACCCATGCCGGCCCTTTCCCAAGTGGCCGGCCTTCCGATGTCGTCCCGTCCCCCACACCCGACCGCCCTCGAGCAGCCCGCTAGGGCGGTAGGGCAGACAATAAACGCAGAAAACATAAGGCGTTAGCGTGACAGAGTCGAGAAGGCGGCGTGTGGTGCCTTAACGGGCGCCGCCACGAATGAGCGCGCGGAAATGAACACGCGCCCGAAACCCGTGTTGCACGGTTGTGGCGCGCCGTGCTTTGCTACCGCTGGGGAGGCGGCGAAATCCGAAGGGGGGATCCCATGCGCGCACTCATATTGCCTGCTTTGGTCATGTGCTTCTTCAGCCACGAGGTCGCCTCGGGCATGAACAAGATCTGCTATTACGACTGCCTGGGATCGCCGGCTGCGATCACGATCTCCAGCGTCTCGCTCTGTCCGCTGAACATCAATCGCTAGGCACCTACCCTAGAGGTTCACCCAACTCTTCCGGAGCACCTTGGGGTCTCCATAGGTGTCGCACCCGTCGACCATGATCCGTTCCGGCTCGTGTTCGCCACGGTAGGACTGTGACACCAGGCGCCGTTTCGGCACGGGCATCGGCTCCGTATCCCGGCCGCAGTACTTTGGGTTCGGCCCGAAGTCTACGGTCGGTGGCGGACCAATCAACTCCTCCCGCACCGCGTCGTCTTCGTCCACACGCTCGCGATAGCCTTGCGCCTTGGCCAACTCGATCTGCATTTGGAGGAGCTTCTCCTTCAGCGCCACGATGCTGCCCCGTGCCTCCCGTAATTCTGCGGACACTCCGGCGACGGCATTCTCGGATGCCGCGAGATCTGCGGCGAGACGTCCGTTCTCCGCGATCAGCTCGTCCTTGGTCATGGGCTTCTTCTTGGTCTCGGTCATCGTCTTCTCCTCATCAGGCCGGATAGGCCAAGCTCGCATACGTCACCATGGCCGTGGCAGAGACCACGGCCGTGATCTGCCAGTCCCGCCACAGCGCCAGGACCGTGAAGCCGATCAGCACGAACAGAACGCCCGCCTTCAGGGCCTCTGGATCGATCGTCACAGCAAGCCGCCCCGCGTGGCGCGCGCTTGGTTCAGCGCTGCCCGCCCATCAGCAGTGATCGATGCGACCAGCGTGCCGTCTGTCATCTCGTAACAGTTGCCAACGAGCGGCGGCCACATGAGCGCCATGGCCTTCACGTTCTCCTGGTCCTTGGCGTCCCGGATCACGGCGCCGTTCGGTCGCATTGCGAGACACTCGAGCAATCGCAGTCTGTCGTCGCTCAGCCCGGACATGCTTGGACCCGTCATGGCGCGCGCCTCTTGGTGGCGCGCGGCCGTCGGATCCCGCCGATCTTGTCGATCCGCTCGAGGAAGTCCGAAGGGACCGCCATGTTGACGCCGCTCGGTCGCGCGGCCTTCAACGCCTCGAGAATTTCCTGCGCGGCGCTGCGGCGTCCATCCTCACGAGCCGACCAGATCACAAGGCCGATTGCTACGGAGATCGCCGCCCACATCATGATCAGCTGCACGTGACTACTCCTTCCGCGATTCTTTCGATGCATCCTGGATCCTCGCCAGCGCCAGTTTGGTGGCCTCTTCGATCTGACCGATCGGGCACAGTCCCCCGTGCGCCGTGCCGCCGATATCGAATCCATGCGTCTCGCAGCGCGCGCCAACACGCGCCGGCGCATCTGTCGGGAACGCAAACGGGCGGCCGTACGAATCCAGCGCCGGGAGCGCGTAGCAGACGATCTGGCAGGTCGGCTTACTCACCGCTGGCCTCCGTCGTTCGCCTGCTCGCCGCGGGCGAGAGCGTCGTCGCAGATATCGCGCAGGACGTCCCGCAGGCCTGCGTAGAGCTCGCCGCCGCGATTGTGCGCGTGGACCTTGTTGCGGATGTCCCGCAGCGCCTTGCGGTAGATCTCTGCCTCACTCGGAGGGGTATGACCCAAGAGACTGCTCATGGGCTGTCACTGTTGTTGTCGCCATCGAGGAAGCGCCGCTTCGCGGCATCGATGAGAGCATTAAGCGCGGCCTTTCCCTCGTCGGTCGTCGGCGCCTTACCGCACAGCGTGACGACGATCTCCGGGTCCTCGTCCTCGGGCGTCGCGGAGTCTGACAAGATATCTGCTGCCGTCTCAAACACGCACTCCACCAGGTGTTCGCAGAACATCGTTCTGGACATCTGGCCGACAGGCTTCGCCTGATACCGCTTCTGCAGCAGCTCGAGCACTTCGTCCTTCGTCACGGCTGTTTGTCCTCCACCGGCTCGTAAGTCGCCTCGAAGACGTCCGGCTTGCAGGGGTAGATCTCGCCCTTGACGCCTCGGATGATCCAGTCGTCTGGTTCGGCGCTCATCGTGCCCTCGAGCGTAGCGATCTGCAGTCCGACGTTCGGTGCGACCTTGACGATGCGGCGCCCGTTGATGGCCATCTGCATCCAAAACGGCAACGAAGGGTAAGGTTCGAACAGCACATCCCTGCACCGGACCGCCTCGATCTCCACCGGCTTCTTGCGAAACGTCGTCACGATTCCACCTCCACGTCGTCCGCGTCCTGCGTTCTTGCCGCTGCATGGCGCAGCGCCTGCTCGTGGTGCCGCCGCACCCAATCGGCGTGGAATCGCGACGGCGCCCTCAGCTTCAGTGTTCCGTCGGCCGTGACGCAGACGAATTGCAGCGGCGCGATCCAGCTCGCAAAGGTGTCCTCGCCCATCGCGGTCTTGAGCGCGGCGCGCATGGCCAGCCATTGCGGCGGGCCATCCGGTTCTGGCGCCCGCTGGCCGATCGGGGCCCCAGCCGTCTCAAGTACGCCAGAGGCGGCTAGACGGCTGGGGGATCTAGAACCTGAAGCGCGGTAGCTGCGTGGGGGACGAGAAGCCTCTTCCTGAACGAGCTCGGTGAAATAGCCGACCCACAGCGGCGGCTCGAATTTGCGTCGGCCGGCCGCCCGTTCGATCGCGGACCGCACTTGGGCCTCGGTCGCGCCGTCGTCGAGCCAGCCGCGGACGACGCCCAGCGCTCGGTCGTCGTGGTGGTAATCGACGCCGAGCCTTGTCGAGATCCAGCGGAGCAGCGACAGGGCGCCTTGCGTGTTCTTGCGCGCCCCGCCGCCGGGATCCTTTCCCGAATCCGGATCGGGAGCAGCTGCAGCAGCTACGTTAGATAAGCCGTTTATATGCGATGCGACTCCTGGGAGTCGCATCTGATGCGACTCCTGAGAGTCGCTTCTGCTGCGACATTGGCGCACCTGATGCGTCACTTTTGGCGCACCTGATGCGTCATTCTTGGCGCACCAGCGGAGCTCGAGCGCACGGCCCGTGGACCGCTTCGCAAGGTGTCCGCGCTCGACAAGGCCGTTCAAGGCCCGCTGCACGGTCCGCCGCGACAGGCTCGCCTTGTCCGCGATCGTCGCTTCCTTCAGGAAGCACCGGCCGGTCGCGTTCGTGTGGAGGCCGACAACGGCCGCGACCTGGCGCATGGCCTTGGTGAGGGAGAAGTCCAGCGCCACCGAACGGGGCATCCGGGATTCGCGCGGGCCCGAATCCTGGCGCGCGGTTTCCAAATACGCGGAATCGGCTTCCATATCCGCCGATCCGGTTTCGGGGCGCGGAATATGCGCCTGCTTATGCGCCCCTTGCTTCACCGTTGCGCCCCCAGCCCCATGTCGAAGACCTTGGCGACCTCGTGCGGGCCGAGAAACAGCCACGCGAGGCCGATCGCCGCCCCCACGAAGCCGCCGATCGCCAGCGCCAGGAATCCCTCCCGTGGATCGTCGATGCCGTAGTAGCCCGCGAGGGCGAGCACTAGGCTGATCACGAGGGTCTCGAGCGCGGGCGGGAAGATCATGAAGTCCCCTCGTTCAGCCGCTTGCGGATGGCGTCCATCCGCTGCTCGTCCTCGGGCGCAACCCCGAACATCGCGACGTCGGCCTCGAGGACCTCGAGCCATCCGACCAGCTCGTCCCGCTCGAAAGACGAGAGCGGCTCGGCCTTCGTCAGAATGGATTGCAGGTAGCTCATGCCGCGCCCTCGCTCTCCTCGACCAGGCACTCTTCGAGCAGCCGCGCGGCCGCGTCGCTCGGGCTGATACCGTCGCGTTGGGCGATAACGACGAGCTCGCCATAGGCGAGGTCGGACAGGTCCGCGATCACGCGCGGCGGCAGCACCAGGATCTCCGCTGGCGACGTTACCGGCCGCTTGCCCTTGCGCCGCGTGGCGCGCTTCTGCCGGCGTCGCGTGCGGCGTTCCTCGAGTCGCGTGATCGTGGCCATCAAGTTTGCCCTCCGCTGTAGAATTCCGCTGCGAACGCGGCCGCGGCCTCAATCCTGTCACCAGCCCAAACAAGAGTTCGCGGAAAAGGCCTCGCCCCCTGATCGAAAACGAAGTCTGTTGCGCCGAACCGCGAAGCCGCGCATCGCGCTCGCGTGCCACGGACTTCGTAGATGGGCATACCGATAAGATCAGGCTGACCGTCCAGGCTTTGCCGCACGTAGAAACCGTCGTGTTCCACTACGCGGCCCTCCTACCTGGCGTCCTTGGCGAACCGATCAGGCCGCGCTCGAGCATCGCGACCGCGTCTTCCTCGCTGCGGTAGACGTCGCACGGCAGGCCCTTGCCCGCCTGCAGCCAGTCCCATACGAGCCATTGGTGGGCGCTCGAGGGGCCCGCGGGCTTCTGCTCGACATTGGTCCAGCGCAGGCGAAACGTGAGCACCACGCGGGCGCAGAAGGCTTCGTTGTCGCGGAACAGATGGCGGCGGCTTTCGCGCGTGTCGAAGCCGATCGGGAACAGCGCGGCGACGGCGCCGGTCGGATAGCATTGCGCGATCAGGTGGGGGAGGATCTCGAGGGCCGTGCGGAACTGGAAGCCGTAAGGCAGGTTCGTCACGGTGACGACGCGCTTGCCCTCGAGCGGCAGAACGGGGAGGGCCGTCTTCAGCGCGCACGACTTGATGATGTCGCCGGTCCAGACGCTCGCGTCCGGCAGGGGCGCGATGTCCGATGCGAAAACGGGACCGCAGCCCATCTTCTCGAGCGCCGCGCAAATATGCCCGGATCCCGCGCAGGGCTCGTTCCAGGCGTCGACGTGGCCGAAGTCATAGGCGGACAGGAGCGCGGCCGGCGCCGCCTCCGGTGTGAAGTACCGGTCCCACTTCATGGGCTTGTAGCCGGATTTTCTCTGCGCCATCACAGCCCCCCTTGGGTCGGATGGTGCAGATCGCGCTCAAGTAGGCCGAAGGCCGGTAGCGCCACGGAGAAGGTCGCCATCTAAGCCCCCCCTTTGCGGGCGCGCCGTGTCTGGCGGGCGCGCTGCCGGGCTTCGATCAGCGCCTTGTAGCGGTCAGGCGGGAGTAGCCACTGCGCCTTCCGATGGCACGTCAGGCTGCGGTCCGCGAACGCGGCGCCGATCTGCGCAAACCGGTCGCCGACTGCAATCAGCAGGGTCGCCAGGAATTCGGGCCAGCAGCTCGTAAACCGCGTCAATCTTCCGCTCCAGCCTGTCGAGGCGCTCGGCGACCTCCACCGTTCGCGCCTCTTGTTTCTCGAGGCGCTCGATCACCTTCTCGGGCCGCGCCTCGTCCTCTTGCCGCGCCAGGGCGTCCTGTTCCGCCTCGTACAAGGCGCGGAACAAGACGTTGCCGCAGCGTCTCTGATAGGCGCGCCAGCAGCTGTTGAACGGCATGTCTAACTCTATGGACGCATGGGCTATTCCGGCCTCGACCGTGTCGCCCTTCATCCACCGTTGAACCAGCTTCCGACCCTGGGTCACGAAAAATGACCGCGGGTCCGGACACGGCTTTTCACGCGCCATGACGCATACTCCACGCTACTGATCCGCCTCGGCCGGAAGCGGCTACTGAACAGGTTCGGGGAGGATCAAAGGTTTCGCGTGATCTCCCCCGGGCCGAAACTGAACTAGCCGGGCCCGAACGCGACCCGGCGCTGTAATGGGATGGGTTTCGTGTTCCCGATTGAACTGCGCACACGCAGGCCAGAGGCCGGTCGCGCATTAGAACAAGCGCTCAAGCAGCCGCTCTTTTCAGTCCCCGGCCGTCTACCCGCCTTCGGCGTACTTGAGACGGCCGGGGCCCCAAATGCCCCCTCGCCCTCAAGTAGCCCAGAGGGTGGTAGGGCCCTAGAGAGAGGCGTCCCGGCTCGTGGCCTCAGAGCCGGGACGCTGGGGCCAGGTCCGCGCACGCAAGAAAGGTCGCGCTCCCCTGGTCCGAATGGTGTGGAGGCGGCCGGCTCGATCGCGGCGCCCGGTTGTGGCGGGACGAACCTCATGCGGCCGAGCTCCCTTGGTGGTCGTCGCTCGAGCGCTTGGCGTCGATCGCCGCAAGCATGTCCGTGGTCACTTCCTTGCCGAGCTCGGCAGCGGCTTCGATGAGGCCGCTCCAATAGCCGGATGGAATCTTGTCCCGGGTCTTCCACTGGCGGGCCTTGTAGATCCCGACGTCGTAACCGAGCCGCTGCATGTGCTCGGCTAGATCGTCGGGCGTCTTCCAGAAGCCGATGACGTCTCGAAAGGTTCGAATCATGGCAAAAACTGATAAGACAAATTGGATTATATTTCAATGTTGGAATGTCCAGTGACTTCGCCCGTGCCGGTCGGACAAATTGTCTTAACCAGCAGACATCGAGGGCGAAGCATCGTGACGCCGACGGAATACCGATGGGCCTACGCCGAGCGCGTAAAACAGGCGCGCAAGGAGTCCGGCTACACGCAGGACCAGATGGCGCGCCTGCTCCGGCTGACCCAGCCGACTTACAGCAAATACGAAAGCGGCCGCGGCGAGGATGCGCCCAGCCTGCTGCCGCAGCACCTGATCCAGGACTTCTGTCTCATTTGCCGCGTCAACATCGAGTGGCTCGTGACCGGGGAAGGGCCGATGAAGGCTAGTCGGCCCTCGAAGGAGAGGGGCAACGACGCCGCCTGAGAGCAGCGACCTGCTCTTCGACTTGCTCGTCGGGATCCTGAAGTCGGTCCTCCAGCGCAGACACTGAATAATTTAGACATCGGTCCAAGGCTCGCACGGGCTGGCGTCGCGCGGCCTTGGCAGGGGCGCCGGCACAGAGGGTGCTCGCATGAGGGCTGCTGAGTCGTGACACCCCCTGATCGTATGGATTGACTACGGCAAGTAGCAGCAGAATCCGCCCATCGATAAAATAATCCAAATTGTCTTGACGGCGTTATACGAATTGTCTTAGCGTTCGAGTCGCGATGCCGATTCTCCAGATCGGTTTCGTATCTGCGATATGGCTCTCCAGGCCGTATCGCTGCCCTCCATCGGGCTCGCACCCGGAGGACCTGGGCGTTTCCTCCCTAGACTTGGGCAGCCGCAGTTTTGCGTATCCGGCGGCCCACTTTTCGGGAGACGGGGATCCGAACCGGAAAGGGGCTGCTGGTGGACAAGCTTGCAATTGTGACCCACGGGGAGCTTGAAGACTGCAAATCGGCCTTCGAAGCACAATTGGAGCACCTCCCGCCGGAAAAGGCGCGGATCGGTAGGATCGTCGCCGCAGGCTTGACTCCCTTGATCAGCGCAATTGCGGCCGAAGTCGAAAGTCCGGAGAGGCTGCCAATCGGGGCACTGCTAGACGCCCTTGCGTGCCTATTTGTCTCGATCACCAAGACGAGCACCCACAACTTCCTGCCGGCCGATTTCCACGATGAGTTCAAGGCGGACCTTGCGAGACGCTTCTCCGCGTCGATGAACGACTTGGACAATTTCGACACCGTCGGAGGCCGCCAATGAGTGCCCAGGTCGACAACGACTTCCGGACCACACCCGAATTTCAGGAGATCCAGCTGATCGCCGCGAACATGTCCGACGAGCTCGGCCGCATGCTGGCGCTGCTCGACCGCTTGGATCCCGCGCCGGCAGCAAATCAGTCGCGCTCAAGCAGGCCAGAGGCCGGTAGCGCCAGTCCAGTGAGTACCCAGGCCGGGGAAGACGGCCGCGCCGGTCAAGGGCCTTCCGCACTGCCAATGCCGGCCAGCTAGGGACGGGAGCGGGCGCCGGTCTCGGGTTCGGCGCTCGCATCCGATTGAACATGCCGGGGATCACGGATCCGAAACTGCCGGCCCTCGAGTTCGGGGCCAATCCACACAAATTGACGGCCGCGCTGACGCTCCTCTTGGGCGCTTACCGGGAAGAGCGGCTCGCCGTCTTCGAATGCGTCGCCGACGAGATCGGCGCCGTCCACGACGAGACCGACAAGCTGCGCCTCACGTTGATGGACAATCTGATCGCGTCCGGCGAGCAGGCGCTCGCGTCGGGCGATCCGGTCACTTGCAGCGGCGCCCTCGGGCAGCTGCTCGGCGCCTACCGCAGCGAGCGGGCCTTCGTCTTCAAATGCGTTTCGGATGGCTGCGGCGCCGTGCGCGAACCGGAGGACCAACGCCTTCTCGCCACCATGGATGCGATGATCGCGTTCGCCACCTGCGCGTTGGAACCGGCGGTGTCCGCATGACGAAGGGCCGCAGCACAGAGCTCTCGCACCGGGAGTCGGCGAAGATCCACGCGATCAATCGCCTTTGGCAGCGGGCGGGAATCGTCCTCTCCAGCCCCGATTACGAGGGCCTCTGCGAACAGATCGGCGCGACTGTCGAAGACGATTGTCTCGTCGAAGTGCCGGTGCGGGACGAGACGGTGGTGGCGGTATGGTCGGCCGAGCTCGACTGTATCGTCACGTTCTTCCGGACGCCGACGCCGAACCAACGGTCCCGCGTCATCGGTCTCGAGGGAGGGCGCGCGGCATGACGGAGACATGCCGGAGGACGCTCAATTCCGTCGGCGAGGTTGCCAAGCTGCACCATCAGCTCGCGCGGACGAATCCCAACGACCACATCGCCTTCGCCACGACGATCATCGCCCATGGCGGCGCCATCCTGGCGTCCGTGGTCGGGGAGAGGGGAGCGGCGTTGACGCTGTACGAGACGGCCGACCGGCTCGCCGTGAAAGGACAATCGTCCGCCGAAAGCCTCGCCGATCTGCTGGCCCGCTTCGAACCGCTGCCGGAACCGAAAACGCCAGCGGCCGCTGCTCCGCCCCGTTGGGCGCGCCTGCGCCGCCTGTCGAGGATCCTGCTGTTCGTCTGGATCCCGGGCGCCGCCGTGGGCCTGTTGCTCGCCAAGCTGCTCGTCTTCGCGCTCCAGTCCGTGGGGCTCATGTGATGGGTACGCGGGTCATGGAAGGCGCGCCGGCGGACCTGGCGCAGCAGGTGCGGAGGATCAACTCCGAGATCATCCATCGGGAGACGCCCGAGGGGCGCTTGGAGAAGCGCGCCGAGCGGGCGCGGATCAGACGGCAATCGAAAAGCGAAGGGAGGAAGGCATGACGTCACTAGATCGCTTGGTCAATCTCGTCGCCGAGCACTTTGACCTGGCGCCGGACGTTCTCACGGCGCCCGGCAAACAGGCGCGACGCATATCCTACGCGCGCCATGTCGGCGCCTACATCGCCATCGCGGTGCAGAAACAGACCTACGAGGACACCGCAGGCGCCTTCGGCTTGGGTGAACAAACGAGCGCCCGTTACGGCTACCGCCGGATACGCGAATACCTCGAGCTCGGCCATCCGCGGATCTTTTGCGGACACTGCCCTGCAGAGGACGTGGCAACGCTGACCAAGCTCATCGAGGCCGACCGGAGGGCCGCATGATCAAACGGAAGAGAACATAATCATGGCATGGACGGCACTGAGCGCGCCTCAAAAGGCGGCCGCGAGCAGAAAGGTAGGATTGTCGGCACGCGAGACGCCAAGCGGACGAGTGACTATGAGGCTCTCGATTAGTGGCGACACGCTGTCCTCCATCGGCAAGGTGACCGATGCGTACACGTTGATGTGTGGCGAGGGCGTCAACGCCGGCTGGCTTCGGCTCGCAAAGAGCGATGCAGGGCTATTCGTTCCTTCGGCGATGAGGGGCTCGGCTTGCTTCAATCTTGGCGAGACTGCGTTCGCGCCGGACGGCGCGCAGAAGCGGACGGAGTGTGAGTTCCGATCCGATCCAGACGATGAAAAGGCGCTCCTGATCCGGCTCCCGAGATGGTGTTTCGTTGAACGCGAAGAGGACAGCGAGGCCGCATGAAGGCGCTGACGATCTACCAGCCTTGGGCCTCACTCGTGCTGATCGGGGCGAAGCCCTACGAGTTCCGCAAGTGGAACTTCATCGATCGTCCCGGCGGCCGCGCGCTGCTGAACAAGCGCATCGTCATCCACGCGGCCTCGCGGCCGGTCCACGACGATGAGGTGGCCGACCTGCTCCGGAAACTCGCCGTGGCCGAACAGCGTGGCGCGTCCCAGGATCTCGACCATGGCACGGCGTTGAAGGTGGATCTGGCGCGGACACTGCTCACACGGGTCTACGCCGCGCATTCGCACGTGCCGATCCTGCCCTTGCGCTGCGGTCTCGGCACGGCCGTACTCGGCCGGCCACGCCGCCCGGAGGCTCTGTTCGGCGGGTCCGTCGCCGACTCCAAGCGGTTCGATCAGCACGTTTGGGCATGGCCGTTGTCGGACGTGCAGCCGTTCGACGCGCCGATACCGGCGCGCGGTCAGCAAGGATTTTGGGATTGGGAGCTCGGCCAACAGGCCGCTTAACGGAAGGGAGAAAGACCATGGACGGAAGACGCGAACGCCCGAAGAAGACAGGCCCGGTCGACGGCCATGTGGGGCGGCGCATCCGGCTGCGGCGCATGCAGGTGGGTCTCAGCCAGACGGATCTCGGCGACGCGCTCGGGCTGACGTTTCAGCAGATCCAAAAATACGAGAACGGCGCGAACCGCATCGGCGCCGGCCGGCTCGTGGAGATCGCGGCCGTGCTCGGCATCGAGGTTGGCTGGTTCTTCGAAGATGCGCCGGCGCCCGAACGAGGCGCCCCGATCGGCGCCGCGGCCGCGGAGGATCCGCTCGCCCTTCTGGCGACGAGGGACGGCCTGGCGCTCGCCGAGGCCTTCGGCGCGATCACGGATCCCCGTCAGCGCAGGGCCGTGCTGCAGCTCGTGCGGTCCATGGCCGGCCTCGAGCAAGAGCAGTTCGCGGAGGCGGCGTAGTGGACTGCGTAAAGCCACCATACTTCGCCGAGACACCCGACGACGCGCAATGCCTGACGGGTTGGGAGGGTTTTGGGGCGTTCACGCAACTGCTGACGCAGAGCGGCGGAAAGAATGTCGAGGGCGGGCTGTGTTGGGACGAGAAGACGGGGTGGCGCGTCTACGCCCGCATCGGCGAGTCGCTTGTGACTTTCGGGCCCGAGTGGGCCGCCGATTTCAACAAGCGCGTGCTGAACGCGTTCGAGGCTCTGCCGGAAGAGCAGCGCAAGAAGATGTCTTTCATAGAAGAGTTCCACCGGTCACAGCTGGAGGCGGCAGAGCAGGCGCAGGACAAGAACGCGCGCAACGAAGATCCCGCCGAGGAAGTGCTCCGGGTGGCCTCGAAAGGACTTAATTGA